TTTCCGCTCTTCCTCTGTCAATTCATGATATTTAAACGGAATCCACCTTTGTTCCGTGACCGTTTTTCTTGTTGCTTCTGTCCTCATACATTCAATCATCTTATCTGCTCCTTTCCCTCTTAGCCTTTCTCTGGATGCACGTCAGAGCGTATTTACAGTCCTTGGTGCATCTTTTATTTTCTTCGTATGGGCATTTTTTCATAACATTTTCTCCTAGCTAAATGATGCTTCTGGCTGTTTTACCGGCTGAATATAATCATCATCATATTCCTTATCAATAATGATGGCTGTTCCGGCTCTGGATAATCTCAAAAGTAAAACCTCAAATTCACTCAAGTTTCTAAGTGACGAAATCGTCAAATCCTTATAGGCAGAAAGTGTATATGGTTCTTCTTTGCCGCTATCCCATATCCACTTTGACACAGGAATTTCTACATTCAACTTTTCGTCATGCTCGTTTTCAAATGTGATAACTGCTCTCTGTGTGCTACTCCATGATGGCTTATCTTCCAATTCAAACCGCATCTCGGCACACACAAATTCATAAGAAATGTCATCATCGTAATTAATGTCTAAACCGTCTGTGTCGATATCCTTTTCGCATTGTTTAATCCATGCCTTGAACAAATCCGTAAGTTTGATTTCTTTCTGCTCCGGCTCAATCATAAGGTTTTTAAAATTCTCCAAAACCTTTTTATTGCCAATGCAAAAATCCGAATTAACAATCTCTGTTAAAACAGAATCAAGTTTAGGAAGATACTCTGAAAAATCATAACTCTCAATGTACGGAACCATGACTTCTTTTACCTTTTCCTCAATGGCATGCTTTGCATCTCCCCAGCGAAAAGCATCTTCGATTGCTCCTCCCAATGCATTCATAAATTTTTCTTTGACAATTTCGCTTACTTCATCCGAAGATAAACTTTCCTGTGCTATTTTTAATAATTCCTCTTTCATTGCTTTTTCCTCCACTAGATTTTTCTATATTTCCGTTAATTCATCATATATTTCGTCTGCAAGTTCTTCCTTGTCATTGTTTTTAATCATTGCAATAGCAAGGTCCTTTTCGTTTACAAGGTACTCTGCGATCACATCTGCAATCTCTCGTGCATTCATTTTTACAACCTCCGTTAAATCTTAATTCTTCCTCGCTTTCCCGGAACGGCTCTGGCAGTGGCATCCAGGCATTCACGAACAATCCATACTCTACATAGCTTTTATCATCATCCCCTGGATAGAACGCTCCACTACCATCTTTGTCAGTTTCATATCTTCCGATATCTGAAATGGTAAAGTTTTCAAATGATACTAAAATATATTTGTCTGCATCCGGCAGTCTCTCGCTTACCGGAATCCATCTCTGTTCCATGTTCTACCTCCTAAACTTTAATTTACGCAAACCGGAGCTGTCCGGTCTGCTCCTGCTCTATTCTCAAATTTCCTGTTCGTTTCGCTATACATAACTCCGGCAGATTTGCCTTGACCAGTGCTGCCGGTATCGGCGGACACACCGCATTTCCGCATCTTCTGACCTGCTCTGTCCTCGGGTATGCCTTTCCAGTATAATCATGGTCGATTATGTAATCATCCGGAAATCCCTGGCATCCGTACAACTCTTTCGGTTCTAACATTCTCAGCCCGATATCTACGATCTGGTAATCCACACCTTCGATTGTCACAAGTCCGAATCTGTCTTTGGTCGTAACCGTATCAAGTGGTTGCTCTATATCCTGTCCTGTGGCATCGCCGTAGTATTTAATCAAAAACGCTCTGACTTCTCCAAAGTGCCCGTCACCGGCTGTTATTGTCGGTAATGGTTGTCTGATATCCTTTCCGTCACAGTGGTTGTTCATCTGGATCAAGTTTGCCGTAACAACGCTGTTATGGTCCCATGATGTAACAGTTGGCAGTGGATTTTCTATACTATCTCCTGCGCCCTTATAGCCACCGTCATAATATTTGTGCAAAAACGATGTAACCAATCCGTACCTGTTCGAACCATCCACGGTCATGATTGGATCTTTAATTGTCTGTCCCCTGACTTCTCCCTGTGCTGTCTCTGAATGGTACTGGATCAATGTTGGACTAATAAGACAATGTTCATTTTTGCTTACAATCGTTGTGAGCGGCTCCCTCACATCCTTACTCCGATCCTTTGTGAACCCGGTCTGCCCGATCTGTACCATGTATGGCTCCACAATCCCGTAACCATGCTTTCCGGTGATTGTAGGCATCGGCTCTCGGATGTCGTTCGGTCTGCGTTCGCCGCCGTGGTTGCACTGGATAATAAATGGCTCCGGATTATCCAAAACGAATTTTTTCAGTCCTCTTGCTATCCTGTCCATCGTCTTTTGTGCCAACGGTCTTACTGCCCGGATGCCGTATTTCTCTTTAATCTCTTCTGAAGTATCGAAGATACTCGGGCAGGGCAATGAAAAATCCAACTGTGTGTATGCTCCAACATAAGGCTTGATCAATCCTTTCTTAACTTCCTCACTATCTGCCGGTCCGTGCGTTGGCTCTGGCCATACAATTGGCTTGCCGTCACACCGGGCGATCATAAAGAATCGTTTACGCATGGTCGGTGCACCATAATCGGCGGCAATCAGCTCACGAAACTCCACTTTATAGCCAAGATCAGTAAGCTGCTGCACAAATTTCTCAAAGGTTTTCCCCTGCTTTGCTTTAATCGGATGATGCCCTCTGTTCAACGGTCCCCATGTCTTAAATTCTTCCACATTCTCTAACATGATTACTCTCGGTCTTACAAGTCCCGCCCATCGGCAGGCTACCCAGGCAAGACCTCTGATGTTTTTATCTTTTGGCTTTCCGCCCTTTGCCTTGCTAAAATGCTTGCAGTCTGGACTAAACCATGCGATTGCCACTGGTCGTCCTTTACATACTTCCACGGGGTCCACATCCCACACATTTTCACAGTAATGCTTTGTGCTCGGATGGTTTGTTTTGTGCATTCGTATTGCCTCCGGATCATGGTTGATTGCTATATCAACACTGATCCCGGTTGCCATTTCCATTCCGGTGGATGCCCCGCCTCCTCCGGCGAAGTTGTCCACCATTAACTCTCCGTTTATCATGGTTGCCACTCCTCAAAATCATCCGTACTCATCTGCCCATCAATCTCCTCACTCTCTTTACACACGGCAACCATCTCTGCATCCATGTCTTTCTCTTTTTCTACGTCAATGCAGAATATCGGTTGTCCCATATCTGCAATACACAGGATATCTTTAACCTCATATAACTTTCTCTTCCTCGGATTCGCCAAAATAACGCTGATCGGTGCATCATCCGGGAATCCGTTCAGATATTCTTGTAATTCACTATTTTTCATTTTTCCACATGGAACCCGGCGCGCCTTTTATCCGGATAGGTTCCGGCTCCTTTCTTTCAATCAAATCTTGTTTCTTTACAAATTCTCTTTTCTATGTTTCTTCTAAGGGGCTTGTTATCACTTTCCTTTACAAATCTGTGCAATAAATCCCATTGGTAACCTCTTCGTTTAAAGCACGCAATCGAACACCATTCAACATCACAATGCGCACAAGGCTCACCGAGACATTCATTTTCGACATTAACTGGTTTCGTATCAAAAAGCCCAATCTGTCCTACAATCTGTTTAATTGCTACCACCTCTTTCATCAATGTGCTAAATAACACATTATTTTACTAATCTATAAAAACTCTTCCAGCTCAAGCTGGTATCCGTTTTTCTGTCCATGAACTTCAATGTTCAACTTATCAAGCTCTAGCTCTTTCATGCCATCATCGACATTTACACTCAATTCCTTTGCACTGTCATAAAAAATGGAGAACCCTCTGCATGCTTTGCTCAAGTTCCAGGAGGACACTTCTTTGTCAAGAACCGGCTGATACTTTTTAGGGATTTTATTTAATTTCAGCGTATAATAATCTCTCATCGACTCCATATCGTGAGTGTTAATCTCCGTATTATCGACCGTGACATACTTTTTAACGTCCTCCGGATCATCGTCGATCTGCTTGCATTTAAACAGATCCGGATCTGAATTATAATACTCTGCACCGCAACCGAATCTGTATATGTGCTTCAGCTTTCCGTTTTCCCGGATATCAATGTTAATGTCCATAATCATCGGATTTCCTGCGGCTAACTCTCTAATCGTCATCCTCCGCACTCCTTCCTCTGCTCTCCTACTTCTCTTCCTTCTTACTCGTAACGATCAGCTTCTTGCCGCCTGTTTTCACCCACTGCACCTTACGGAACTTGGAGCAGACCTTTTCCCATTCTGCTACGTTTGCTGCTCCTCCAAAGATGCTGTACAACTTACTCTTTCCGTCTTTCGCCATATTTGCCATTTTTAATTACCTCCCTGTAGTAACCTGCGCTCTAAATCCTCATAATCGTATTCACGCTGATTAAAATTATTAAACTTGCTTCCGGCAGACTTCTTAGTGTCTGCTGTCCGCTTCGGTTTCTTGTAGTTTTCCGGCAAAAAATCATCGAACACGCATTTGCTGATGAAGTTATTTGGATAATAAATTTTGTCGATTTTCTGAATTTCACAATACTCTGCGTAATTCTTTGCCGCAGCAACCAACTGCTCCTCTGTGACCATCTCCGACAGGATCATGTCACAATATGCTGTCTCCGCCATTGAGCGGCGGACCTTGTTAGGGTAAACATCCCAAAACTGCTCAAACGATTCCGCGGGGGATATAGGGGGTATAAATACCCTTTCCTTTCCTTTACTTTCCTTTTGTCCTAGCGAATCGTCATTTACTCCTAGTGAATCGTCATTTACTCCTGGTGAATCGTCATTTGCTCTGACCGATTCCTTAATTTTTTGTACAAAAATAACACCTTGATAATCCTCTTTTTTATTTTTATCAAGTAACCAGTATTCGTTATAAATCTGAGTGCCTTTTCGATTCTTGCTTTTCAAGACGATCAGATAACTTTTCTGGATGCCCCTACTGGTAAGCACTCCCCACCTATCAAACAGCCCCTTATCGAAAAGACCAATCCGTAAGCAGTAGTCCACGGTCTCTTTGACCGTACCGGCACCCACGCCCCCGCCCATCTTCCTTGCGGTCGTTGCACAGAGGTCATAGCACCATTCGTAGAAGTATCCCTCGCCGCCAAACGCCATCTGACAGAGATAAAAATAAACTCCAAATCCTTCCCACCCTTGAGCGTCCAGCAGCTTGTCTATTTTTGTATCGTTGGAGAAAATGTCGACGGACCATCCGGAGTAATCAATCCTCTTTTTAGGTCTCCCTGCCAACTTTCTACTCCTTCCACGCTTCCGGTAAATGCCTCCACCATACAGGCAGCACTCTGACGCACCC